ATGGAAGGCGATTGGGGCTGGGATGAGGAAGCAGCATAATGGAAGAGTATCAATACGAAGTCAAGTGCATTTTGTGCAATACTGATGTTACAATTATTTTAGAAGACGAAGATGAAAAACCAGAATACTGCCCAATGTGCGGTAATCAAGCTATCGATGTCGAGTTTGTAGAATTCGATTAGTTTCATGTGGCACTACAACAATGAAATCTTTGAGCCCACAGAAGACGAGCTATCGGACTATGTGGGCTTTGTTTATGTAATCACTGAGCTAGATACTAACAAAAAATATATTGGTAAGAAGTTCTTTTGGTCGATTCGTAAGCTACCACCACTGAAAGGGCAGAAACGCAAGCGCACAAAGAAAACAATGTCAGACTGGAAAGACTACTACGGTAGTTCAGAAGAGCTGAAGTCGCTTGTTGAAGCAAAGGGCGGTGACGCATACCGTCGAGATATTTTAAAATTATGTAAAACAAAGGGCGAATGTTCGTATTACGAAGCTAAATATCAGTTTGAGAAGGATGTTTTATTGCGTGATGATTACTATAACGAGTTTATTGGCTGTAAGATTCACTCAAAGCATCTAAAGACTCAAGATTTATAAATAACTATATCACTCACTGAGATAAGAAATGTCTCCTATGATTTTAAAATTCTCTTCTTGGATTAATCAACTTGACGAAGGCGTCAATGATCCCGCAATTTTCAAAGCAGTGTTTCTTGCGGGCGGTCCAGGTTCTGGTAAGTCATTTATCGTTGGTAAGACTGGTCTGCCTGCAATGGGCTACAAAGTCGTAAACTCTGACGATGCTTTTGAAGCAGCGATGAAGAAAGCTGGCATGACCATGGATCCCGAAAATATCTTTTCTACTCAAGGGCAAGAGCTTCGCGGTAAAGCAAAGACTCTGACAGCAAAGAAGCAAGCGACCTATATCACTGGTCGTCTTGGTATTGTTGTTGACGGTACTGGTAAAGATCCCGACAAGATTGCAAAGCAAGCGATCAACATGCGCGCGCTCGGCTATGATGTGGCTATGATCTTCGTCAACACTGACCTGGAGACGGCTCTGGAGCGCAATAGGCAGCGCGAACGCTCTCTACCCGATGCAGAAGTCGAAAAATACTGGAAAGCTGTCCAGCGCAATACTGGGCGTTTCCAGCAGATGTTTGGCAAGAACAACTTCCTTGTAGTCGACAACTCTCAAGGCAAAGACTATCAGAAAGAAACTCTTCGTGCTTATCGCGATGTGCAGAAGTTCACTAACAAGCCACCCGAGAATGCAAAGGCGAAAAAGTGGATTGACCAAGAAAGGCAGAAAGCAAGAAGAGATTGACAAGTCTCAAAATTCATGATAAAATAAAACTCCCCGCGTCAGGGAACAGAGTATATAATATAGGTGATCATTATGGCAGTATCTGCAAGGAAACTAGAAGTATTCGAAATCTTGGAAAAAGTAGAGAATGCTAAAACAAAAAAAGACAAGATTGCAGTTCTACAAAAAAACGAAATCATGCCTCTTCTAGATGTTTTGAGAGGGACGTTCGACGAAACCATCCAGTGGAATCTACCTGGTGGCACACCTCCCTACACACCTAATAATGAAGAGTCTTATCCTTCGACACTTCTAAGACAGCACCGTAACTTCAAATATTTTGTAAAAGGTCTGCGCGAAAGCAACAGACTTAACCCTATTCGTCGCGAGCGTATGTTCATTGACATACTTGAGGCGATACACCCCAAAGATGCTGAACTATTAGTATCTATGATCAACAAAAAAAGCCCTTTGAAAGGATTGACCAAGAGTCTAGTTAAGGAGGCATTTCCGCAGTTGATCCAAGACTAATTATGATCCAAGTAAAACAAACAGATGTATAGTAAGGAGCGCCTATGGTCGAATCCAATCAACTTGAGCGATTGAAGAAAGATTCTAGAGAACTTGGACATTACATTCATAAACTGAACAAACGAGGTAAAACTGAGATAGCACACAAGATTGCTAAACGACAATCATTTTTAGACGCAGCAATATCTCAGGTGGAATCTCGCGCAAGGGGGTGATCCACATCTAATGGTGAGCCTCGGTTTCGGGGCTCACTTTTTTTGGATTTACAGGAATTTAAAATGCCATTATATACGATGAAAAATAAGAAGACAGGAGAAGTAGAAGACAAGATGCTAAAGATTGCTGAAATGCAAGCACTTGTAGAATCAGGTGAATGGGAGCAAATCATTGGTGGCGCTGCTCTCGTTACACACACAGGCAACATTGTTAATAAAACACCCGATAGTTGGAAAAGTCATTTGAAGAGCATAAAGAAATCAGCAGGTAGACAAGTCGCTAACACAATTAAGCTATGACAATGACAAGAAAACAACAGAATGGCGAGTCGATGAATATTCGCATCGACGATCTAGTTACTATCGATCCCATTACCGAACATCAGAAAGAAGTATTTGATGCATGGCGTGATGGTGATCACATGGCTCTTGTAGGCACCGCAGGTACAGGTAAGACCTTTCTTGGCATGTATCTTGCGCTTGAAGAAGTCATGGACAAAAGCACACCATACGAATCGCTTCGAATCATTCGCTCAGTCGTACCTACACGAGACGTAGGTTATTTGCCTGGTACGATTGAAGAAAAACTCAATGCATACACAAGCCCTTATCGTGCAATTGCTGCTGAGCTATTTGAAGACGACCGAGCATATGATAAACTTATACATAATAAATATGTGACATTTGAGTCAACCTCGTATATTCGTGGCTTGACATTTGATCACAGTATCATCCTTGTTGATGAAATGCAGAATCTAAACTTCCATGAGCTTGACTCTATCATCACACGAGTAGGTCAGGGTTCGAAGATTATCTTCTGCGGTGATTATCATCAGTCTGACTTCAAGACTGAGAACGATAAGAAAGGCATTAATCAATTTCTAGATATTCTAGAGCAACTTAGGAACTTCTCAATTATTCATTTTACATGGGAAGACATTGTACGAAGTGGTCTTGTAAGAGACTACATCATGACAAAGGAGTGGATGGGGCTACAATGAACAGAGACGCAGTTTACGAGCAACTTAAAATCGACGAAGGTGTAGTGTATGAAATCTACAATGATCACCTCGGCTACCCAACTTTTGGAGTCGGTCATCTTATCACAGAAAGTGACGAGGAATTCGGACAACCAGTTGGAACTCCAGTTAGTGAAGAAAGAGTCCGGGCGTGTTTTGACCGAGACCTTGAAACTGCCATCGGAGAGTGTTACACTCTATACGGAGAAGGGGCGTTTGGAGAATTCCCTGACGAAGTACAGCAGGTCTTGGTTAACATGATGTTCAACATGGGTCGCCCGAGGCTGAGCAAGTTCAAGAAGTTCAATGCTGCACTTGAAGCACACGATTGGGCAACTGCAGCAGTTGAAGGGCGCGACAGTTTGTGGTATAATCAAGTCACCAATCGAGCCGAACGCTTGATGGAGCGACTGGAGGCAGTATGAAGCTAAAGCATCCGATGTACAACTGTCAGTTTTGGTCCACCAAAATGAAGACTTTTCTACCCTACGATGAATGGATAAAGGAGACTTGGTAATTAATCATGGCTAAACCCAGCAAAGTCGGGCAACCTACCCGCCCCGAACCCACCATCAAATCTACGTCAATCGGTCGAGGAATGCTTAAGACTTCTTCGATGAACAAGAGCAAGCGTCGCAGTTTTAAGCGCTATCGAGGTCAAGGTCGTTAGTTATGGCAAAGTATAGTCGGTTTGATTCCCGAAACAAGAAGCGCAACAAGCACAAGAATCAATACCTAGATAGAACAAAAGCAAGTGCTAGTGATAAACGCCCTCGCTGCTTTGACGAAGATGAAACACTTTATGAGAAGTACAGGTTAGAAAAATTCTCTAATCTATATTAATGTGAAATTTGAACTATATCATGAGCCCCTAAAAAACCTGGCATACCTCTTTCCGGCTGAAGTAACTGAAGTCGACTGGAGAGGTACGCCGGGTGTTGGGGATATTCTTTTTGGTCTGAATGCTGTGCATATGATGACTCATCTAATGCGCAAGCGCCGTGACGTACCCTATGTCACAATGAATGTCTATTGGGAACACGATGAGCAATATTTGCATCACTTCGAAGATCCCGAAACAATCATAGAACGCGCGGATTATCTACACAACTTCTATTATGATAAAGATGCTGTTCATATGAACCATCTTTTCAATACAGACGACAAAGAACTGCAGCGAATACGACATCGAGGCTTTCAGCGTCGTCGTTCGCCAACCGCTGTGCTTGAAGGTCTGCCCTCTTGGGTGTTTCGAAAAGATATTTGGTGTGAACCTGTCGAGAACAAAGTTGTCTTCTGGCGCCCTTTATTTAACAAAGACATACCTCGTGGCTGGAAAAGAATCTTCACAAACGATCACTGGGATGAAATCATTCATCTCCTAGAGATGAAAGGTTTTGATCTAGTAGAATTAACATATCGTACACCGGTGCGTGAAGCGCTCTATCATATTCGGACCTGCAGGTTCTGTATACTGTACGATGGTATGTGGCAATACATAGCAAAGAATCTATGCAAGCCTGTCATTGCGCTTGGCGATAATTCTGTGATTGGAGTACATAATCAGCAGGGAGTACATTTCTACAGACCCGATGATCCAACAAATGATTTATTTGCTTACCTAAATAAATTACCATACATACTGAAACATATGGATCGTCGAGCGAATCGGTATAAAAAATTTATTCTGAGAGAATTGAGCTATGAAGATTGACAGAGCAGTAATTGAAGTTCAAGGTGGTTGCAATTATTCTTGCTCTATGTGCCCTCAAGATAAGCGCACAGGTGGTAGAGAAAAAGAGTTTGTCACCAGAATGTCACTGCTTGAATTCGAAGACAATGTGCGCGACTGCGCAAAGCACGGGCTGCGTGTTGTCAATCTAGAAGGCTCGGGTGAACCTACGCTCAATCGTCAACTGTTCGAATATATTAAGATTGTCAAGAAGTACAACGCCAAAGCATTTGCATTCTCTAATGGTCTGCGCATGCATGGCGATTACATGAAGCAGTGCGTTGATGCAGGGCTAGACTTCTTTCGGTTTTCGTTTATTGGTTCTACTCCTGACGAATATGATCAGTGGATGTATAACACAAAAGGCGGTAACTTTGAAACCATCTGTAAAAACATTGTCGAAATGCAAAAGTATGTCGAAGAATCCGGTAGTGAATGTGTGGTTGCGACCTATCATTTAATTACAGAAGAAGAGCCGAACGCACAAGAATTGCAACTAAATAGGTACAAAGAATTGGTGGCTGCACTGCGTGTGAAGACAGAGATTTGGAAACTTCACAACTGGAGCGGCACCTATAAACCATCATATGAAAGAGAGGGTAAAGTAAAAACTTGTGGACGCCCATTTAGCCCTGATGTTGTTATTCGCGCTGGTGGTCTTGATGGCAAACGGGGTGCTGTTGCTCCTTGCTGTCAAGTTCTCGGCCGAGACGCAGAAGCAGTTCTTGGTCACACGAGCGAGCTATCCATTCAGGAAATTGTCGAAGGTCCAGAGTACGAATCGCTAAGAGAAGGGCATCGTACGGGCAACTATCCTTCGTATTGTCGAGACTGTGATTTTCTAATTGACGATCCCGAAGTGCTTGTGTATACGAACCATGAGCGTGATCTGTACAAGATGCACGGCACAGAGTTTGATCTAAATGACTATCGCATCTAAAAAACCAACCGTTTTTATGATTGTCATGCCGAACGATCCTGTTTCGATGTACTATCGTGGGCGTGTCGAAACGTCTTGGACTGATCGCGGGTTTAACATTGAATACTTTAATGCTGTTACGCCCGAAACAATGCATGAAGAAAAGCAATTGAACTTTGCTTTGAAAACTCGCCCAAGTCTTCGTCGGGCGCGCGAGTTTACAGATACAGAAAAAGCAGTGTGGTATAGTCATCGTGCAATATGGAAAATTGCTCGGCGCAAACAATCACCTATCATAGTAATCGAACATGATACCCTTTTGATTCAACCTATCGATCCCGCAATTTTTAAAAACGTCAAAGCAATGGGATTGTGCCATGCTATGCTTAAAGATGGTTCGATAGCAACAACAGCAGGTGCTGGCTATTATTTAACTCGTGATGTTGCAAACGAACTGTATCGTGAGTCTGGCAGCGTTGAAATTAATTATAATAGCGATGCTTTGATCCATTCGAAGATTAATGAGCATGGTGGTAACTGGAAAATCCATTTCTGTCAACAATTGATTGTCGATAATATTGGTACTACGATACGGCATGGATAAAAAAGTCGCGGTTCTAATTTCTGGTGTTTTTCCAGTATATTTAAGAAGATCGGACCTGCAAGAAAACCTAGAAAGAATAGAACGAATCTTCTCGGGTTGTGACTTCTATTATCAAACATGGGACACTAAACTTTATCGTCACATATTCAAAAATGTGAACCGAGATATACTCTGGGTAAAAGAGCCCGGAACGTCTTACAATCCATACCACCTTGCTAGAGACAGACATCCAGGCGATATATCGGCTATAAAAAGACTCTCTAACACACCAAGAACTGAATCACAAAAACAACTTGTAATGAAAGCATGTTTTCAGCATCTTGGTTTCTCTGCGCTGTACTCAGAGGTGCCTAAAGAGTATGACTTTTATATTAGAACACGATGGGATGCGTACATAAACGAAGACTTTCCGATGCAAGAGATACTAAAGCTTGCAGAAAAAAACGTTATAGGTGTCGCTACAGTACCGAATAAGTACTATGGTATTAACGGCGGTAATAGATATGAGAGAGTTACGGCTCGTAGGAGAGCCATAAAGAATTTTGTGGATCGTGGATTGTATTGCGTGATCCAGAACGACACAGACAGAATAAATCATACTGTATACGAAAAGTACCTAGCCGATTTTTTAATTGTATTTAAAGAATCAGATTACACAATTGGCTATGCAGAAGAAATGTATGCAAAGCAGCAGCTATCAGGTGCTGAGTTTGGCTGGTATGAAATGTTGTGTCGCCACCGAAAACATGTTAACATAGATGGTTTAACTGCAATCATACGAAACACAGACGACTCTCTAGAGACCTATAAAAAACTAAAAGAAATGAGCTTACTATGAAACGATTGATCTATCAAGTGTGCCTAGGCAAAGCAAAAGATTCTAAGTTGTACAAGCACTGTATTCAAAGCGTGGCTGATTACTGCAAAAAATACGACATTACACATTATGTGCAACAACATCCTACGCTACGAATCGCACCCGATCCTTTCATGAGCAATCGCAGCAAAGACGCTACTGCTAAACACGGTGGCTTTCTGCCTATTTACGAGAAAGAAAATGCATTTGACTTGCTAGATGATTATGACCAAATCGCAATTGTTGATGCTGACATTTACATTCGACCCGACGCTGACAACATTTTTGATTTCGTGTTAGAAGACTACGCATTTGGTGCAGTCATCGAAAGAGAAATGCCTATTCATGATTGGTACAAAGCGAAGATCGTAAACTATTCTAAAATGCAATATGGTTTGCTACATAACAATAAGTTAGATTTCAAGCCGAACAGTCTTGGCTTTGAGTTTTTCAATATGGGTCTGATGGTTCTAAACACAAAGCAGTTCAAGCCATATCTCAAAGGGCAGACCGCAAAAGAGTTTCTACAGCGCGTAGAGTTTCAAGACTTTGTGAATGGTAAAGGTCCGTGGAAATGGAGCACGGATCAGACTCTGCTAAATTATTTTGTGAAGAAATACAACGTACCTTGTCAATCACTGCACTGGCGCTGGAACGGTTTGTTTAGCGCAAACTCAAAAATACAAGAGTGCGACTTTGTGCATTTCTTTCTAAAAGATAAGCTGCCCGCGCAAGGCGAAAATGTAGAAGAGTTGATGAAGCAAATATGATTTTGATTTCGCATAGAGGTAATGTTGACGGACCAAATCCTGAACAGGAGAATACGCCTGTCGCAATTGATTCTGTTCTAGAACGAAACCTGTTTTGCGAAGTTGATGTTTGGCGTATTGACGGTAAGTTCTATCTGTCGCATGATCCGCCGGACAAAAAGAAACATAACATACATTTTTCGTTTTTTGAACAGCGCGCACAAAATCTTATCATTCACTGCAAGAACATCTATGCTCTGCAGTATTTTCATGAAGCGATATCTGACGGCTTTCATTATTTCTGGCATCAAGACGACGAATACACACTGACAAGTTGGAACTGGATCTGGGCATATCCTGGTAAAACTGTTCCGTATTTTTCTGAAATGATAAGCGTTGCTGTCATGCCTGAATCGACGCTATATGAAATGAATGAGAATCAATTTAAAAACTTTGCTGCTGTCTGCACTGACTATGTGAATCAATATGATCAAGTTAATACTGTTCGATCTTGACGGCGTACTGATTGACGCAAAGCATATTCATTACGAGACGCTAAACACAGCGCTTGGTTATGAGTATGCAATCACGCCCGAAGAGCATTTGAACATCTATGATGGGCATAAGACGCGCCAGAAGCTTGAAATGCTGACGCGCAATAAAGGCTTGCCTCTTGAGTTACACGATAAAGTCTACGACGAAAAGCAAGAGCTAACACAACTAGAGATTCGCAATCTCAGACCGCAAAGACAGATTGTCGAATTGTTTGAAAAATTGGTTGTAAATGGTTATAGAATTGGTGTCTGCTCAAACAGTATTCGACAAACGGTCTTGACAGCGCTTGCAAAGTCTGATTTAATAGAGTACTGCTCTGTAATCATATCAAACGAAGATGTAAAGAATAGCAAGCCGCATCCAGAAATGTACTGGAAAGCCATGTCGATGATGAAGTGTCTGCCCGACGAGACTATCATTGTCGAAGACTCACCACCTGGTTTGCTGGCGGCTGAGCGCTCAAGAGCCAAATATATAAGAGTAACGGATCCGTCGCAAGTGACGGTCGAGAATATCATGCCTAAGATTAATGGAGAGCCTATAGTGAATAAGTGGAAAGATGATCGACTAAACGTACTGATTCCTATGGCAGGCGCTGGCTCTCGTTTTGCTCAAGCAGGCTATACTTTTCCTAAGCCGCTCATTGATGTGAATGGCGCGCCCATGATTCAGCGAGTGGTCGAGAATCTAGGGCTAGACGCAAACTATATTTTCGTGGTTCAGAAAGACCATGTAGAAGAATATAATCTCCACACGATGTTGAATTTAATTGCACCAGGTTGTACTATGGTAGTGGCTGATGGTATGACAGAAGGCGCCGCTTGTACTGCACTCCTTGCAGAGTATTTCATTGACGACGATGCTCCTTTGTTCTTCGCAAA